CCGCCGTTCCTGCTTTTATAGTAACATATTGTTTGTCAGCTGAAAGGAATAGGGGGTCTTTATATTCAAATTCTCTATTAGCATACCATATAATGTTTGCTTTATTTGGTAATTCTGCAAGACATTGAGTAGTGTTTGCTAAAGAACTTTCATCCGCTCCTGTTGATAATTGAACCATTGGACGAAGTTTTATTGCTTTAGGTTGTACTGTATCTACATCATCAGAATAAATAGAATTTGAACGAGAAGCATTCATTCCTAACTTAAATGCCCAAGTACCTGCGGTATCTGAAGTACCTTGACCCGTATGGGACGACTGCTTATAAAAACATCCAGAAGGACTCCATGAATCAGTGATAAAATCAGTTGCTATTTTATCTGAGTAGCCTTTAATATTCGGCAATCCCGCATCTATAAAAGTTCCTAAGAATGAAGTATCACCAGCCTCAATAAATACTTCGTCTATTGTGGGTAATTTGAATTTTTGGTTTGTAGTATCAATAGCAAAATAGCCACACACTCCATTCGCTGTAATTGCCGCTTCGTAAGTGTCATAATCTACACTTGGTAGACTACCCGCTACGATTAAATCATATGGGTTAGTGTCTCCTGTAAAATCAGCTTTATTAAATTCTTGTCCAGAACATTGATAAGCTCCGTTTAAAGAATCATCTTTACGCCATGTCCAAAAGAAATCGCCGACATTTCTACCAACGCTTCCTTTATTTTCAATCATATAAAAACAATCTTGTGTTGAATCATAACGTAAAGAAACAAGCCACCCTTCTGGAATTGTTCCTGCTGTTAATGTTTGGTTTTTTAATGTTTTAATTTGTTTTGCACCTAAATTAGCTACATTCACATAGCAATCTCCAGTATTTGAAGATGCCGCTTTAAATACAACTTCCATACCATTAAAATAAGCTGTTGGTGCTACGTTTTGAGTTTCATCAGAATAAGTAACGGGTGCTACAATGTATGTACTTGAACTATAACTTGTATTTTCATAAAATGAACCATTTGCCGCATATACAGGAACTAAACTAGCTAGGTTATTTATACCTTTTCCAATTGTGTTCATGTGTATAGGGCGGACTGTTTCACTTTCAACCCAGTTAGTTTTCTGGTCTTGTGTTAAATTGTCTGCCATTTAGACTTCCTCCTGTAATTTTAAAGTGTGTACGAGTTTTATAGTATCCGGAACCGGAATATATACATTTGCATTTTCTAAAGTATTCCCATCAACGTCTTGAAGTTTGATATTTGTTATGTATTCAGCTTGACCACGAACAACATCATAACTTAAAGAAATTGTATCTTGACTAACTACTTTTTCGTTATCTTCAATAACTACTGTAATTGAATCATTAAGAAGTGCTTTATAAAATTTTTCCTTGTATTTGTTTAAAGTATAATCAAATAAAGGCTGTTCAAGACTTTTTGTACTTGCCATTTTTACGATATCTCCTTGTAATTTTGTAAACGGTTGTTCTCCTAATTTCCAATTTCCATCTAAAGAATAATTCCAAATTGTGGTGGCGTCAACACTATAAAACGGATAAAGACCTAATTGCCACGTTCCATCCAATTTATAATTCCAGATAAGTCTTTGAGTATAAATTGTTTCATTTATGTTTAAAACGGAAGCCACTCTCGGCTTGTTGATGAAAATCATATTACAGGGCTTAACCGCTGTAATGGAAACTTGTATTTCGTGGTACCATAAGCTGTCGTCCGATGAAGATTCAAGTGTAATGGTATATTCATCATTATTTACATCTAATGTATAACGACCTTTACCAAAAAATCCATCTAACATTATTCTCAGGTAATAATATGTGTAAGGTGGGGTAAGCATTTTCATTCTAGACAATACTCTTTCTCGCCTAAAAGTTAAAGATTCCGTTTCTGGATTTGCTACAATACTAAAAATATTTTCATAATATGTTATAACTCGTAAACTTGCATATTGTACAAACTGGTCCATTAGAGCTTCTTCATATCTATCGTGCATTTTATTTATTTCAATAGATAATGCGTCTTGCTCCGCTTCTTCTTCTACAATACCGTTATATACCAATGGTAAATATTCTTTTAAATCAACTTCACTAGACATTTAAAGTAATCACCCCCGTTACAGGTATTTGTTGAGTGGTACTGTCTTCTGTTAATGTGATATCTACTGTATCATTATTTAATTTACACGAAGTTATATTTTCAACACCTGTTGTATTTAAAATTGCACTTCTAACTCTTGCTATAATTATTTTTAATGAGTATTCGTTTAAATCTGATGCATTATCCCAAGATTTTCTAAGTGTTAAGAAATACGTTTCAATACTATCTAAAATATTTTGTTTAATTTGTGCTAATGTGTATCCTGAAGCTAATTCTATTGTTGCGTCTATGTCTACTGTATATTCTGAAGGCGCCACTACTGTAACAACATGGCCAATAGGTGCTGTTCCTAATCCTTTACCTGCATACTTGTCATCATCGTAATAAGGGTCTATTGCGTCTTGTACTTCTTCAACAAGTTTATCACTGGGAATATCATAAGATGAATTTAGAAATGATATTTTTACAGTACCTCCGCCATTCCATACAGGATATATTTGACAAGTTCCTACACCGTCTAAATCTTCAACAAATTGTCTATATTCTGTAATGTTTCCTCCAAAAGGTTTTTGATTTACAGTATTAAAATATTCTTCTTTTAGTTCATCATCGCTTTGTTCTTCCTCACCAGGAACTAAAATATCGCTCAGTGTTGCGGAAGCTAAACCGTTTAAATTCTGTACAGGAACTATTTCTCCAAAATATTGGTTACCGATTTCACCAGCTTCTGTACATTCTAATATATAAGAACCCGGTACTGTGACACCATCTAACGTATAAACTTCTGTAACAGTGAAATTTACTAAATTAGTTTCATTTATTGTAGAAAATTGAGTGCCTAATGTTACTGAATAAGGATTTTCAGCACTATCTTTAAATATACCAAGTCTTTTTGCATACGTTGATTCTTCTCTACTGATGCCCTGTTCTTCGCATCGCATTTCAAGAAAAGTTCCTTGTGAAGAAGCCGCAAAACAATTAGCAATCATGGCCTGTAAATATAGATATGCCTTGGCAATTTCAATACAACAAGGAGCCCCACTGTCCCATATAATAGAACCTTCTCTTTTATCAACATCATCTCTAACGTTGCCTAAATAACTTGCTAAAATAAATTCATAGTCTTGTTCGTCCACATAATCTGGTATTGAAGGTATATTAGTTGCCATAATTAAATTCCTTTGTTACATTTGTAATCAACCCTTCAGTTGTCAATACGTCCCAGGTGGCAAGACAACTGTCTGTTGATTGCTGTTCTACTTTAAAATTTGAAATTTCAATAATCCTGTCGTCCTTTGATAGACATTCTCTAATATAATACTCTAGGTTGGTTTGAATAAAATCAAAATCTTCACCAATAAATTGGTCTTCTAAAAAACCATATTCCCAAGAATAGATATCATGTGCATATTTTTCAGTTCCTAATGCTTTATAAATTGCCTGTACAATAGAATCCGCATTATCTATGGTTGAATTCATTCTATTATTTTCACCATCTATATAATATGTTAATGAACTTTGAGCCATATGTTCTCCTTGAGATTATTATAACACATATTTTGAATTTTGTATATTATTTTGACGAATTATATCCTAATTCTTTTAAATATTCTGCCATTTGTTGACTTGCTGTGGTGTAACTTAGAGCTTTTAAAGATTCAGAAACGTACGCGGTATCACTGCTGGTAATTTTGGACTTTCCAATTAAATTATCCTGAATTGAATATCGTGTTGCGTACGATGAAAATTCATTTTTAAATTTCCAGGTAAAGTCTCCTTTTCTTATATATGATAAATTTTTTATACCATTATATTTTGCCACCCAAAATATTAAATTTTTTGAAACAATAGAATAAGCACTCTTACAAATATTCCACCACTGTGAAATAGTGCTAGCATAACCTAATGTGGTATTGGCGCTATTTTTAAATGATATTATTACATCTTTTAATGAAACAGTAGATTTAAAAGCTGGTGTACCGTCTGTATTTAATTTTGTAGGTGCAATATCTACCCATTCCATTAAACTTAATTGATATTTGTAATCTCCATTATTTTCAGGTTCGTATTGAAATGTATTCACTGTAACTTGGGTCCACGGTAAATTTCCACCTTGATAAAAATTCATTGAAATTTTAAATGGCGTTTTTGTTTTATTTAATTCATTGAAAATGTCTATATACATTTGAGGGCTTGCTACTGCTTTCGTAATTTCTGCTACATTTGAAACCAAATTTGCCGCCGTTGTAGCAAGCCCTCTTAAATTTGATTCTCTTACAGTGGTATTTAAGTATGCGGCGGAAGAATCATAAGGAAAAAAAGATTCAAACCTAAATTGTTTGGCTTTTGCATATTTTGGTAAAACAACTTCTCCAATTTGCGCAACCGTATTTGTATCGCTACCACTACCTGTATCTGTTTGTAACGTTGGTGGTGTTACGGGCATTTGGAATCTTATAGGTGCTTGGTCGGGGGGATTAGAAATACTATAATTTACACCTAAATTTCCCATTAATTTATTGATGCCTGAAATAAGTAATTTACCTAAAAGTTCACCTTCTTGTTTAAACCCTTTGTACCCTAATAAATATTTCCATTTTTCATCATAAGTTAATTCAATATATATCTTTGCAACTCCAGGTCCATTTGTTGCAAAAGTAAATGGATTTATTATTCCATTTTTTAATTTACTGACTACCGCCATCTTCTACCTCCGGAGTTTCATTTGTAACTTGTTCTTCTCTTTCTAATACATAATAAAATTGTCCTTGTTGAACTTTTAATAAACGTACCACATCACCAACTATTAAGCCACGCCACAATCTAATTTTAGGTAAATCCCACTTTGTATATATGTCAATACTATGTTTATGGTCTTGAGCTCCTTGTCCTCCATCATTTGCTAATTCAGTTTCAGCAACAATGTGATGTCTGTGCATAAATACACCCTCAGTTCCATTATCTTCACCAGCCTCTGCTCCATTTGTTGTCGGAATATCAATCCAAGTTTCCCTAACCAATGTGGATAATAATAATTCATCTTCTTCAAGTGTCTGTTTATCACTAATTTTTATTCTCAGAGGGCTTGTAGCAACCACTTCACCCGTTACAAATAAAATTGGTGAAGACTGTTGTTCATTAACGGATAATACATGATTCGTTATATTTTCTATAAAAGGTGTTAAATCCATTGTCATAAATCATACTCCTGTCCTGCACCTGCACTTAATACTATATTCATTTTTAGCGGATGTTCTACTATCATTTCACATTCTTTAACTGTTCTATAAACAGGTAACATAATCTGCTCACCCGTATTCTTATCTGTTGTATATGT